TGCGCTAGTACTGGGGGCTAGCACCCCCCGCTACCAGGGTGCAGGTGGGGGTGACGTGGGGGGTTCACAGCACCACCCATGCCAACTCATGCCAACACAGCACCAACACGCACCAATGCAGCTATCGTACCGTATCCTATAGCACCAATGAGCCATTAGTTGGGGGCTGGGGGCTGCGAGCCACAGGGGCTGGGCAGGCAGGGGTGGTTTCCCCTTTTCGAGGTGGCATGGGGGTTGCGGTCACACACACTGCGTGGCACAGATTTCGTAACTTTCCTGCATACTTACCCGCAATGCTATCGAGATCTCGATAAGCAACACGTGCAAGGCGTGCAACAAGTGCAAGCACAGCCCAGTACCTGCTAGGATGTGCTGCACAGCCCGATAGTGGAGCCCTCCCACCGCATCCCGATAGGGAAGTTTGGCCTGCTGTTGGGCTAGTTGCCTACAGTATGCTACTATTGCCTACACTGTGTAGTTGCTCAGAACAACTAGGCTTTCTTTGTAGGAAATTTTACGCTTGACAAAGGCTTCTGCTTAGTCTAGTTTAAGAAGGTGTAGAAGCGAGGCAGTATCAGTCAGTGTAGAGAAAACAACTCTCACGGTACCTGCTTTACCCCTTACTAGCCGAACACACAAGGGCAACAAAACTTCAGTGGTCCTAGGACTACAGATCCAGTTGATCCTCTGTCGCCACTAGGTTATGTTGTTCTGTGAAAGAAGTCTACTTCTACACCTTCTAATAGGAAGCAGCCATGGCTAGAACCGATCGCATCTTCACCAAACTGGATCTGACCTACAGGTCTAGCCTACCTGAGTGGTACAAGAAGCACCTGATCGAAACGGTCCCAGGCTTCGAAGGTACACGGCACGTCCTCTGGCTGCACATGCGGACCGAGTACGGCTACCCCGGACACAGGGTCCACGGTCGACTGATGCCCTTGAACGGTTACCTGCTGTTCAAGAATGACAACTGGACCTTGGCTGGCGATGAGACTATCGTGCCGGTATGTGGCATAAGTATCTGTTGCCAAACCGCTCACATGCGCGTGATCCAGCGGCCTAAGAAAGATGTTGACAAATAGGCACAATCTGTGCATACTGTTCTGAGCCTGTAGTTATGAAGCCTTCTGAAGTTCCGGAAAATTTACGGGAGATGCTTGGCGTCCTACGGACTGCCCGGCTTGCTCTTGAGGCAACCCTCAATGATGTTGAGACGACCATCGACCGCAACCTTGTCGACTCCATCAGCAAGTTAGCATCAGCCCATGCCTCCTTGAGCCGTGAATCGCTCCGCTGGGACGCCAAGTCCCGCCAGGACGCCGGTAACGCCTCGCTCGAAGATCGAATCCTTGGGGTGCTCGCCTTCATCACGAAGCTGCCCCTTGGAGAGCGGTCCAAGATCTACCAAGCCCTTGTCGACTTTGAACAGTCGGCGAAGCCTGGGCTTGCTCTGAGCCTTCTCTAACTTATGCCCCACCCGCAACAGGGACTGTCCACCAGTCTGCTGCATGACCTCGGTCGCGAAGCGTGGGGCACCTTTTACGTGTACCGGCCCACCTGGGCGGGGTAGCCAGTCCCTTAGCTAGACCGGCATTTCGCATGAAGCCTACCTGGACGATCCGAGCAGCTCGCGAAGACGACTTCGCCTTCGTCATGGACTCCTGGCTCAGGTCCACTCGTGATGAGCCGTGGTCCGGAAACGTGTGTAATAACATGGCAATGGCTGTTTTGCACGAGTCGGTCAAGCAGCTCATGCTCCGTGGCGCCAAGATCGTGGTCGCGGTCAACCCCGAACGCGACAATCAGGTCATCGGCTGGCTCTGCTACGAGTTTGGCCGCCCGCCTGAGAAGGTAGTCCATGCCATTTATTGTAAGCGCCCCTTCAGGCGAATGGGCGTGGCCCGGCAACTGCTTGCATACGTAGACCTGCGCCCCGACGACCCGTTTCCGTACACGTACCGAACGCGAATGTCTAGGTGCTTCCCAAACGCGAAGCACCTTCCAGCGATCCAAAGAAGGCATAAGATCTAGTGATTACCGACAAGGACGCCGCCTACGTGCGTGTAGATTTTGCCTCTGGTTGCTGGGTTTGGCAGGGCCCTGTTGGCAGCACGGGGTACGGTCGGGTCGGCTCTAGCGCTAGACTCGCCCACCGCTACTTCTACGAACACACCCTCGGAGTCAAGCTGCGCCGTGGCCTCGTGCTGGATCACACATGCAGCAACAAGCGCTGTGTGAATCCGGCGCACCTGGACGAGGTTTCCCAGAAGGAAAACGTTCACCGCTGGGTACAAAGGCACTTCGACGTTCCGCCAGGTCACTTTGGTTGTGGACACCCGCACGAAAACAATACGCGGGTAGAGGCGGCCGGGCCACGCTGCCACACGTGCTACAAGGCACGGTACCAAAGGTATAACGCTAAAAAGTCGGCGCAGCGTCGTCGACTGAAGGTCTAATGCAGCCCACCCGCACACCCGCTACTCCTCCCGAGAGCCCTATTGCTGGCCGCGGCCGCGTAAACGTTTCTGAGTGCTGGTTCGATAAGCCTCTGCCCAAGCTCTCCCAAGGCGCCGCCTATATCGGCTCGGGTAGCGCTTGGCCTGGCTTCAAGGTCATGGCCGACCTCGATGCCCGCACCATGATCATCCAGGTCCCCGACAAGCGGGTGCTTCGGGTTCCCTTCGAGAACGTCCTGTGCTACGTTACTGGCTAGGACATGGTCAGAATGGTCAAGTGCCCCAAGTGTGGGGTGGTTACGTTTGAGATGGACCCAAGGGCCCGTCCGTTTCCGCTAACCTGCAATTGTCTCAAGAAAGCTTCGACCAAGACTACCTCCTCGACTCGCTAGCGGCTGAGCACGGCACCCTTAGTGCCACTTCCGACAGTGACCGGAAGATCGCCGACAGCATCCGGGCCTCGCTGTTTCCCAAGCAGCGACAAGTCCTCGTAGATCGTAGTCGCCGCAAAGCAGCCCTTTGCCCCCGCCGTGCAGGTAAGACCTACATGGCGATGTCGTATGCCTACGACACGGCCCTTCGCCAGCCGAACTCGCGAATCGTCATCGTCAACCTGACGCTGAAGGTCGCCAAGTCTAACTACTGGCAGGGCCCCAGCAGCCTGATCATGTTTGCCAAGAAGTTTGGCATCAAGCAGGAACTGCACCTTACCGACGTCCGCGTCACGCTGGCTAACGGCTCGATCATCAGCTTCATCGGTGCCGAGACCAAGGCCGAGATCGAGAAACTCCGCGGCGGTAGTTACGACCTCGTCATCATCGACGAGTGCAAGTCCTACCCCGGCGGCATTCTCAGGGAGCTTATCCAGGACGTCGTCCTCCCGGCTCTCCGAGACCGCCAAGGCACGCTGCTCCTAATCGGCACCCCCGGTTCCATTCTCAACGGCCCGTTCTACGAGGCGACCTGCGCGGGCGTGAAGAACGCCAAGGGCAAGCCCTTCAGCAAGTCCTTCGACGCTCCCGAGACGTACTGGACCGAGAACCCCAACGACCGCTCCTGGGCCTGGAGTCGGCACGCCTGGAACGTACGTGACAACGTCGCGCTCCCGCACCTCTGGGAGGAAGCCCTCCAAGAGAAGGAGTTCTTCGGCTGGGATGATGACCACCCCACCTTCCTGCGCGAGAGCATGGGCCAGTGGGTCGCCTCGCACGACGCCTTCGTCTATGCCTACGCCACGCTTCGCAACACTGCCCCCGACAAGGTCCACTGGGACCCGATGGTCACGCCTGAGAACCCTGCTGGCCTTCCGCAGGCCCACGACGACTGGCGGTTCATTCTGGGGATGGACCTCGGATTTGAAGACGCTACCGCGCTGGTGGTGGCGGCATATAGCCCAACCTCAGGTCACCTTTATCATGTCTGGGACTACAAAGCGTCCCACATGCTGCCGGACCAGGTTGCCGGCTGGGTCCAGCGAGTAATCGACAAGTACGGCCGCCCCGATGCCATGGTGGCAGATATGGGCCACGGCGGCGCCAAGATGCTCATCGAGGGCATCAACCAGCGCTACGGCATCCTGATTCAGCCCGCCGAACGGCGCGACAAGTACGACCATATCGAGTTGGTCAACAGCGACTTCCACAGCGGACGCATCAAGATCCAGCGGAACTCTGACCTCGCCCTCGAAATGGCGATGCTCCAGTGGGACCTCAGCAAGGCCGACAAGGGCCTGCTGGCTAAGCAAGGCAAGCTCCAGGAGCACTACGACCTGGACAATCACCTCTGCGACGCCTTCCTCTATTTGCACCGCTTCAGCGCCCACTTTTGGGGCACCGGGAAGCCTAAGCCGGTCGACCGCACCGCCCCCGAGTACTTCGACGCCCGCGAAGACGCCTGGATGAAACGCTACGTCCAGGAACGCGACAACCCGAACGAGTCACCGCTCGACGATGACCGCTTCGACCTGTTCCCCAGCCGCGATCGTCTGCGGCAATACTACCGCCGATGAAAGACCTCGCCACCATCGTCGCTGAAATGCGCGCCCTCGGCGTTACCTCCTATGAGCATCAAGATCCCGCCGGTTCTATCAAAGTCACTCTCGGTCCTGAACCTACTGGATCGGGTGGTGCTGCCGTTGGCGAAGCGCCTGTGGGACAAACTCCGGAGCTTCCCGACGAAGCCCCTGAGCAAGTCCCAGAAGCGCTTAAACGGCTCCCTGCCGCGTATCGGTCACTAGCGTTGTGGGGCGGGAAGTACCCTAAACTGAATGGCTAAGTATACCGACAACGTGTGGCACGAGGCTCCGCGCCGGGGTGACTTCCCCGAGGAGCGCTCTGTCCACCGGCTGGCGTTTGAGCACTGCAAGTCACTTGAGGACGAGCAGCGCGACATCCACTACTTGAACGTCCTCAACGCGGAGCTTTACAGCAACCGCGAAGCGATGGCGTTCTCGTGGGACCAGGAGGCCGAAGCCAGCTACCTCCCGATGAACGCTAACCTGGAGAACGTCATCCAGAGCGTCATCGACACCCTGTTGGCGCGGGTTGGTAAGCAGCGCCCCAAGGCCACGCCGATCACGCGCGGGGCCGACTTCGACGTGTACCTCAAGGGCCGACAGCTTGATCGTTACCTTGAGGGCGAGTTCGTCGCGCAGGATATCTACTCGAAAGGAGAAATGTGCATTCTCGACTCAATGGTCGTGGGCACGGGTGTTCTCAAGATCGACGTAGATGGAGATGAGCTTTACACAGAGCGCGTGAACCCTGACGAGATCATCGTCGATCAGCGCGAGTGCGTTAGCTGCGACTACCCGACGCAACTCTTTCACCGGAAGCTGGTTAGTCGGAAATGGCTCGTCGAGACCTACGGCAAGGGCGACCCCGACCTCCGCCAGCGCATCATGGAGTGCCAGAAGGACGGCTTCCGTTACACCGGATTCCGCAGTCCCGGCGAGGACCAGATCGTGGTCATCGAGGCCTGGAAGCTCCCCACGCGGGGCAAGACCGGCGGTCGGCACAGCATCGTTATCCAAAACGCTACCCTTCTGGATGAGTCCTACAACCGGGACAAATTCCCGTTTGTGTTCATCAAGTGGGACAACCCGTACCCGTCGGGCTTCTACGGGCGGTCCCTGGTTGAGAGCCTAACTGGCTACCAGATTCGTCTGAACGAACTGAACGAGAAGATCCGCATCGGGCAGGACCTGATGTGCGTTCCCCGCGTGTTCGTGGACCAGGGCAGCGCCATCACTGGCGCCCAGTTCGATACGACCATCGGCCGGGTCATTAAGTTCCGCGGAACTCTCCCTGTGGCCCTCGACTGGAGTGCCTTCAGCGCCGAGATCTACAACGAGCGTGACCGCCTTCGGCAGAGCGCCTTCGAGTTTGCCGGCGTCAGCCAGCTCTCGGCCCAGAGCAAACTCCCCAGCCAGGCCCGCCTCGACAGCTCGGAGGCCTTCCGCGAGTACAACGCCATCGAGGACGAGCGCTTCAACCGGCAGGCGCAGGCGATCGAGAAGTTCTACCTGGACATCGCCTACCATCTGCTTGAGTGCTCCGCTGACCTGTACCGCAACAAGCGGGTCAACCGCAAGAACTTTTGGCGGTCGGCCAACCTCGTTGAGCAGATCGACTGGAAGTCCGTTGACATGGACACCGACAAATACGTCCTCCAGATCGGCGCTTCCAGCCTGCTCAACCAGTCGCCTGCGGCGCGCATCGACAAGCTCAAGGAGTGGGCCAGTTCCGGTGCCATCACGATGGACCAGTACAAGGCCTATTCCGGCGAGCCCGACCTTGAGCGCATGTCGGACCTCCTGAGCGCCCAGAACGACCTCGTCGAGCACCACGTCGATCGGATGCTCCACGAGGAGCCGATGACCCCCGACCCTATGATGAACCTGGAGTACGCGCTCCGGGTCGTCAATGACCACTACGCGCGCCTGAGCTTCCTGGACACCCCCGAGGACATCCTCCAGTTGTTCCGTGACTGGATCGAACTCGCCAAGGAACTCCTGGAGCCGACCGCGATGCCGATGCCGGGTATGCCGCCTGCGGGCCCTGGTGCCCCGGCTGTCGACCCTGCAACGGGTATGCCGATGTCACCCGCGGGTGACGCTAGCATGGGCCCCGCGGGTGCAGCCATGGAGCCTGGCCCGATGGTCATGGGCCCCGATGGCGTGCCCATCAACGACATTACTGGTGCCCCGGCTCCGTCGGTTAGCACCCCAGCAGCGAATGCCTTCCTTGGAGTGTAGCATTGTCCGAAGTAGAATCCCCAGAGACCAGCTTTGAAGCGGCGATTGCGGCCGTCCACGCGGAAGCCGCCAAGCGCCAAGCGCCTGCCACCCAAGAGCCAGCGGATACGGGAAGCCAGAGCGGCGCAGGCAGCCAAGCCAGTGCCGAACCCGTTCCTGCCGCCCCCACAGGAAACGCCAGTTCTCAGCCCGTCGGGACGCCCGCTGCGGCTCCCCAAGCGGCTAGTAATGAAAGTCAGCCACCGGAAGGTGCGCCTGTCGATCCAGCCCTCAAAAGGCTCCTCGACAGAGAAGCCAAGCTCCAGGAGCGCGAGAAAGAAATCGCCGCTCTAGAAGGCGCCAAGCGTCGTATCAAGTACGACCCTGTCGCCGCCATCAAGGCCATTGCCCCTGATGTGTCCCTCAGCGAGATCGCCAAAGCCCTCTGGGTAGAGGAACTAGGAGATCTCGCTCCCCCGGAAGCCAAGCAACAGCGTGAAGTTCGCGGAGTTAGATCGGAAGTAGAGGATCTCCGCGCTCAGGTTGCCGAGGAGCGTCGCCTGCTCGCAGAGGAAAGAGTTAGGCAAGAAGGTGAACTCGCAATGAACCAGTATACCGGAGCGATCAAGTCCACCGTGGACACGGTCGATGCCGGTAAGTACCCCCTGGTTAAGAGTTTCCACAAGAAGCACTCCGACGGCGTGGTCGATGAGTTGCTCGCGATTGCACGTAACCACGCCCAATCTACCGGGGAAATCCTGCCCCCGGGTGCCCTACTGGAACGCCTCGAAGGCTATCTGGGACGGTATCAGGTGCAGGATGTTGCCCCGGCCCCTGCGGTTTCGCCAGTAGAAACGCCACAGGTTGCCGCCAACCCTTCTACTCTACGAAACCAACACACGCAGGCTCAACCCGGCCTGCAACCCGTCGATGAACTCAGCGATGAGTACCTTCGGGCTCAAGCGATGAAGGCAGTCCGCGAGGACCGCAAGCGTCGTGGGATAGGATAAATCTAAGTGGCTACTCTTCCTGTTTTTGGCGCTGCTGATATCAGCGCGTTCTTCAAGTCCCGGTATCCCCAGCGCAAGCTGGAGAACCTGGTTGCGTACGGTAAGCCGACGCTGGAGGCCATTAAGCGCTCCGACGAGCTTACTGGCGCCAGCACCCTCATTCCCATCGAGCTTGACTCGCCGCAGGGCGTGGGTAACTCGCTCCAGCACGCTGCCGCCCAGGGCGACGACGGCTCGGTCGGCGGTTCGGCCGGCACCGGCGGCGGCGCGGTCTACGGTAAGTCGTGGACCATCACCCGCGCCAAGTACTACGCGGTCCTCTACCTCGACGCCGAGACCATGATGGCCTCGCGCAACGACGAGGGCGCGTTCTTCAAGCAGCGTGAGCGCAACGTCGAGCGCATCATGGAGCAACTCGGGCAGCAGCTTGAGATGGCTCTCTGGTCGGACGGCACCGCGTCGCTGGGCACCATCACGGGCGATCCCAGCTCTGGTACCACGTTCACTATGACCTATGCGCAGGACGCGATCAAGTTCCACCGCGGAATGAAGATCCTGTTCTACGCCGACAGCTCGGGCGTTCCGGGCTCGGTTCGCGCGGGCGGCCTCTGCACCGTCTCCGCGGTGGATGAGGACACCGGCATCGTTACCGTTGCTGAAACGATCAACGCGGCTGTCGCTACCGGTGACCACGTCGTTCGCGGTACCGCCGATGCGGCTGCCACCTCGGACGTCAACCTGTGGCTCAAGGGCATCCCGGCCTGGATTCCGTCGACCGTGTCGGCGACCACGCACTTCGGCGTCGACCGCACCGCGGCCCCGCAGAAGCTCGCCGGTCACCGGCAGACCTGGCTCGGCTCCATCGAGGAGACCGTGAAGCGTCTCGACACCAAGATGTCGCGCGTTTCGCAGAAGGGTAAGGTTCTGTGGCTCAGCTACCAGAACTTCAACCGCCTGGAGATCGAGCTTGGTGCTCGTGGCTACCGGATGGAAGACGGTGGCGAGGGTAAGTTCGGCCGCGTGGCGCTCAAGATGAGCACCCCGGGTGGTGGCATCACCGTCAAGGCTGGCCCGTACGTCCCCGAGGGCGCCGGCTTCCTGCTCGACATGGACACGTGGAAGCTCTGCACCCTCGGTGCTGCGCCCCACCTCGTCGAGGATGACGGCAACAGCGCGCTTCGTCTGCCGGTCGGTACCGGCAACGACGGCGACGGCATCGAGATCCGGTGGCGTTACTTCGCGCAGCTCGTCTGCACGAACCCGTACACCAACGGCCGTTTCACTATCAGCTAGTCGTACTAAGCGAGCGTGGCGCCCTGGGAATTCTCTCGGGGCCCACGACTACGCCTGACGACCCCCAAGGATACAAATGGCTCGTAAGCTTCATCCCGCCCCGCTCACGGGGTCCCCGGAACTCGTTACCTACAAGTTCCGTTTTCAGTCTGCCGGTACCGGTACGACTGATGCCGACTTTATCGTCCCCGCTGCGTGCGGCGTCAAGGCGGTCGACCAGACTGCTGCCGGCGTTTGGGCGATCGAGTTCATCGAACATCACCCCACGTTTGTCGGCATGGTTGGCACCGTCATGGTTGCCAGCGGTGTCGGGTTCGGTCAGGTCGTTCAGGCGGCCCCGGCCGACTACAGCGCCACCACGGGTATTCTTACCGTGCGGACTGTTGACACGTACTCCGACGCCACCCCGGCTGCGGCTGACGTGGCTGACAACGACTGGGTTTACTGCGAAGTGACCTTCTGCCGTCGTAACGACCTGGCGCCCTCCGGTGCTCTGCCGCTTACCTCTGCAAACATCTAGTTAGCCTTCGCCCCGGGGCTATAACTCGGGGCACCCTTTTCACACATGGCCACACTCACCCAGATGATTACTCGTGTTCGGCAAAGGTCGAATAACGAGTACACCAACGGCCAGTTCGTGACTGACGCCGAACTGACCGGGCTGATCAACGTGGCCTACAAGGATCTGTACGGCACCCTTGTCGAGCACTCGCTCCATCGGGCCGAAAGTACAGATACCATCACCGCCACGGGCGCTACCAGCTACTCGCTGGAGGCAGACTTGTACGCGGTATTGAACGTGTACCTGGTCGAGAGCGGCCGGCGTACGCGCCTCCCGCGGCACTCGGACCGCCTGAAGCCAGGCACCCTCGACGTGGGTACGGCGCAGTCGTACCGCGTCCGCGGTAGCTCGATCGTGTTCTACCCGACCCCGGCTTCAGGCACCTACGAGGTCGACTACATCCCGGTTCCGTCGGACCTGTCTGCCGGCTCGGACGAGCTTGACGGTGTCCTCGGCTGGGAGGAGTACGTTGTCCTGGACGTAGCCATCAAGGTGCTCCGCAAGGAGGGCTCGCTTGAGGAGGCCGAGGCCCTCGTGCGCGACCGCGACCGCCTGCTGTCCCGCATCGAGGACCAGGCTAACCTAGTGGAGTTCTCCGAGTCGGTGGTCATCAGCAACAATCGCGAGAACTACGGCCCTGATGAGGGCGCCTTCTGGCCCCGACGCGGATATCGTGGCTCGATCCGGTAACCACATCAGCGGCCAGGGCAAGCTGGCCAACGAGCTTAAGACCTCGCTGGGTGCGCTACGCCGTGACATCGACGGCCACGTCTCGCCGCGACTGCTCACGTTCTTCTCGACCGACACGCCCACGACCAGCTCCACAGGGTTCATGCACCCGTGGTTCTACCCGGCGGCGTACACGTCCACTGAGCGGGTGATCCTTCTTCCCAGCGCCTGCACTGCTCGGAACCTGTACGCGCGTGTGCGCACCGTAGGTTCAGGGACCGGCTCCCTGCTCGTCACCGTCCTGCGCAACGGCGCAAACACCAGCCTGACCACCACGTTCAAGGCTGTCGCTGCCGGTGGGAACAACCGCCGCGACACCGTGCGGTTCGAGGCCGGTGACTACATCAGCGTCAGCGTGGGTGACATCGGTACCGTTACCAGCCCCGTCGATCTTACTGTCTCGCTTGAGGTTTACTAGCACATGAGTTACGGCACAGACCTTTCGATTACGCTGCCCACGGTAGGCGTTACGGCTGGGCCGACCTGGGCCAGTACGTTGAACACGGCGATCAACGCCATCGTCGCCATCCTTGAAACCAAGGTTACGCCGGCCGGCATGGATATCAACGCCGACCTGTCGTTTAGGTCGTCGGGCACCAGTTACTTCGCTAAGGACCTGAAGGGCGTGCGCCTGACCAACCAGGACAGCACCCTCTCAGCCAGCACGTACCCGAACACGCTGTTCGCGTCGGATGCGGATGGCGAACTGTACTATAACGACAACGGCGGCCGGCAGGTCCAGATGACCACCGACGGTTCGGTGAACGTCTCGACCAGTGGTGGAATCACCGGCGGCGGCTACGGAAGCTCTGGCGTGGCCTGGAACTGGGACGCCGGCAGCTTTACATACATCGCGTACCGTAACAGCGCCACGCCGACCTACGCTTCGGTCTACATGGATGACCTGAAGCTCAACGACGGGGATACGAACATCCTCACCGTTGCGGCCCCGGCGATGGCGGGCAACTACACGCTTACGCTGCCGAGCGCAGTTCCCGCGGCCAACAACACCACCATGGTGATGGACAACACCGGCGTGGTGACGAACACGTCTACGCCATCTGTGGCCACCGTGACTACGTCGGGGCTGATCACGGCAGGCGGCGGTGTCACCGCAAGCGCCGACCAGAACATCACGGTGAGTGGTACTGGGTACTTTGCCCACGGAACGCAGACAATGGTCGTGTCAGCCACGGCATTCCAGTCGGCGGTGTCCAGCCGCAGCCATCTGCGCACCAACGGGCGCTTGATTCACGACGACCTGAACAACACTGACTACTTCTATGCCTTGCAGTTCCCGTCGGGCAATGGGGCGGTGACGATCAGGAATATCGAGTGGGTTGCGATCCATACGACTGGTACCAGTAACCGCGAGTATGCGTTTCAGTACACGTCCATCAGCGGGACTGCGGTGACGTCCATTGAGACGGACACCGTTACCACCTCTAACGCCACCATCACGACCAACACCACCACCGACCACACACTACTGACCAGCCGCAAATACGACCTGCGGTGGAAAGCAACCGAGCAGAACGACACACTGCTTTGCGTTACCATTAGTTACGACGTCGTCTAGTGGCCGAGTGGACCACCATAGCCGTCCCCCTCGCGGGCGGTCTCGACACCAAGACGGACAGCAAGGTCGTTCTGCCGACCAAGATGACCGTTCTTGAGAACGCCGAGTTCACCAAGGGTGGCTCCGTGAAGAAGCGCCCCGGCTACACCGCGCACGCCCTCCAGAGCAGCGCAGGCGTAGCCGTCGAGGGCGCCCTCGGCCTGGGTACCCGCAATGACGAGTTGCTGGTCATGACCAAGGATGCGGTCCACAGCTACGACGCCAAGACTGAATCATTCCAGAACGTGGGCGCCTACTGCCCCGTGACCTGGCGTGCTACCGCGGTCGTGAACAACACGGCCCAGCAGACCCGGGGCGACTGCGCCACGAACGGCGGCATCACGGTCTACGCCTGGCAGGATAGCCGCGGGGGTGTGCGGTACGCGGTCTACGACGACGTCACCAAGGCGGCCTTCACCGCCGACACCGTCCTGGACAGCAGCAACGCCTCGCAGCCCAAGGTCACCGCGATCGGCGATAACATCCTCGTCACCTGGGCCGATACTAGCGCCAACGATATCAAGGCCAAGCTCATCCGGCCCGGCGCCCTCTCGGCCTCCTTGGCCAGCAGCACCATCGACCTCGTTACCAACTTCGCGACCACGGCGGACTACGACATCGTTGGCGGTAGCGCGGGCGGCTGGATCTTGTTCGAGGATTCTGGTGCTACCGGCCTGCTGCTGGGTCCCGTCTCGACGGCCGGCGCCCTCGGTACCACGGTCGTCGTCACGGCTAGCGCCATCGAGCAGTGCGTAGCCCTGGCCCACAACGAGACCAGCGGCAAGCTGCTCGTGGGCTACTCTCTGACCGCAGATGGCGACGCCACTGTCAAGGAGTACAGCGCCAGCACCCTCGGCGTTACGGGCGTCTCGGTCACGCAGGTCATGGGTGGCACCCTAACGGGCATCAGCCTGGCCGCCATGGACGACGGCGGGATCTCGATGTGGTCCTCGCAGACCTCGGGCGGCGCGATCACGTCGTACTGGAACTACCGCACCGCCGCGGGTGTGACCACCTCGGGCAGCGTGCTCAAGGCAAACGTCTGTTCCTCGGGGTTTAACTACGAGGACCGCGCTTTCGTTATCCTGGCCTACGACAGTCCCACGGGCCTCCAGGATAGCTACTTCCTGTACCGCCACGACGGCATCCTCATGGGCCGGCTGTTCTACCAGGAAGGCAACGGACTCATCCGTGACTCGTCGACCTGCTTTGGTCCCCGAGTTAGCGCCCTCAGTGAGACCACGTTTCAGTGCCTTCTTGAGTACCGGCGCGGCCTGGCCACGGATAAGGGCGACACGAAGGACGTCGTCGGCATCAACGCGCACTACGCGCACGTGGGTCTGCGCAGGGTCATCCTGGACATGGAGCCGACCCCGAGCACCGCTACCCTCGACGGCACCATGTACATGTCCGGCTCGATGCTGTGGGCCTTCGATGGTGGGGCGCATCCGGTCGAGGCGAATCCACTGTTGTGGCCCGAGTTTCAGGGCAACACGGGCGGCGCAACCCAGATCACCCAGTCAGGTGGCGGCGCCATCGTCAGCGGCGTCACCCACAACTACCGCATCTACGCCGAAGCCACTCTCGCCAACGGGCAGCGTGTGCGCTCAGCCGCGATTACGCGGTCCTACACGACGGCCAACACCAACAAGATCCTGGTCGCGGTGCCGCAGATTCCGTTCACGCGACACAACGGCGTGGAGCGGCCCGACCTGCGGTTCGTGGTCTACCGCACCGAGGCCAACAAGGCCGACCTGTACTACCGCGTCTCTAGCCCGGACCCCTCCGTGTCGGGCGATAACGGGTACTTCGAGAACGACCCCACGGCTGCGTCGGCGACCTTCACCGACAACATGACCGACGCCACGTTGATCACGAAAGAGATCGACTACCAGAGCACCGGCGAACTGCCACACTTTGCTCCCGATGGCACCAGCTTCCTGACCGTGGCCCAGAGCCGGCTGTTCCTGACCGGCGGCGGCACCAAGCCGAACAACGTCATCCCCAGCCTGCTGCACTTCGACGGCGAGCCAGTCCACTTCAACGACTCCCTGAACATCAGCGAAACCCCGGACTACGGCGGCGAGGTTGTCGGCGCTGCACCCCTGAACGATGTCGTCATCGTGTTCAAGGAGCGCGCCATCGTGGCGGTCGCCGGTAACGGCCCCGACAACACGAACCAGAACGGGTTCTTCGAGGTCCGCGCCATCTCGACCGACATGGGCTGCTCCGACCCTGGGACCATCGTGGCCCTGCCGATCGGGGTCATGTTCAAGAGCCGCAAGGGATTTCACCTACTTACGCCTGACTTCCAAGTCACTTACGTGGGTGCCGACGTAGAGGCCTATAATTCCACGACTTTCGTGGGTGCGGCCCCGGTTCCCGACAGCAACCAGGTCATCTTCGTCTCAAGTACCGGAAATGCTGTGCTTTTCGACTGGTACTACAAGGCCTGGAGCGTGTTCACGAACCACACCGGCCTGGCTGCAAAAGTGTGGAACGAAGACACTTTTGTTTACTTGCGGACCGATGGTAGTGTATACTTCCGTGAAAGCGACATCTTCACCGACGGTGGCACGCCGTACGCGCTGAAGATCAGGACCGCACCGATTCGCCCCGAGACGGGCGTACAGGGCTTCTGGCTCTGCCGGAGAGTGAACGTCCTCGGAGATTACCGGAGCCTGCACAGGCTTAGGGTAGGCGTCTACTACGATCGCGATGAGGCTCCCTTCGAGACCTTCACCGTGACCGCAGCTGACCTGGTCGAGACCGACACCTACGGCGACGACGTTCTCTACGGCGACGCTGACTACTACGGCGGCGACATCGCCTCCTCAGAGTACCAGTTCCAGTTCAAGCCCCGCCGCTCCAAGGCGCAGACCATTCGTTTCGAATTCACCGATATCCCCGGTGGTGGCCGAGGGGCTGCCTACGAGATCACCGAACTAGCCCTCGAAGTTGGGCTCAACAAGGGCATCGCCCGACTTCCCGCGGCACGCAAGGTTTAAAATTATGGTTTACGACCCAGGTCAGATGTATCGGCAACAGCAGGACATGCAGGCGCAGCGCGCCCAGCACCAGGCCGATGTTGCAGGCAGAATGCAGCGCCAGGAGCGAAGGTTCCAGGTTCCCGGCTTCGACAAGCAGTGGAACCAGTTCTCGGACACCGCCAACGCGGCTGGCCCCGACCGCATGGCCGGGCAGCAGTTCCGCGACACCCAGGGCGCACTGCTCCGGCAGCTCCAGGCTGATGCCAACGGCAACGGTCCCGGGCAGGAGCTGGTTCGCCAGCAGGCCCAAGGCATGGCCGACCGCGGCGCTGCTCAGCAGCTCGGTATGGCCGCAGCCGCCAGGCCCGGCCAGAGCGCATCAGCGGGCCGTAACGCTGCTTTCAACGCCGCCGGCATGCAGAGCCAGGTCGGTGGGCAGGCTGCCCAGGCGGGCCTCCAGGCACGGCTTGGCGCCATGTCCCAGATGGGCCAGGTTGCCGGCCAGGCGCGGCAGGGTGACTTTGCCCAGATGGGCCTGAATGACAGCACCCAGCTTGAGGCCCTTCGCCAGCGCATGGCCCTCGGCGGCATGAGCCAGCAGGGGCAGATGACGCTTGAGCAGATGCGCCAGCAGCAGGGCCAGTTTAACCGCAGTCAGCCGCAGGGGTGGGAGCGCGCGCTGGGGGCGATCAGCCAGGCAGGTGGAACCGCTGCGCAGTT